ACTACTATGAGCTTTGGGAAAATGTGAATTTACTAATGCATCATAGACATCTAAAGCCCCAAAGCGATTAGAAAATTTGGTAGTTTTAAGCATTATCTTTGTATTCTTTCTACGGATTGGATGAGAAACAGCCAAATTATTCACTCTTAAAGTTATTCCTATGCCAGCTAACTCATTTAAGATAGAAGTATTGGACTTTATCATTCGTTGACGATGAGCTACTTCTCCATACCACATTACTGGAGGTTTCCAACTATTGAATCTCTTAATCATTTCCAATTCTGCACCATTATACTCCTGTTTGCGTAAAATAAATGTTTCTTTAGTATGCCTATTCATAATGGTGTATTCATTTTGTTTAGTAAAATCAATGCCCTGCTTTAAGAATGGATAATACCAATACAAAGCCCGTTGATTCTTTTCCATACCATCAAGACAATAAAAATTTGTTCTATCTTTCTGAAAATATACAAGAGCAGTTTTATCTTGAACCCCAAAATCACATCCAATATATAATGGCAACTTTGGATTATAGTCAAAATCTTCAATAGGACATTGTAATGCTTCTGGATAATAAGCTAATTGTGGGTCAGCTGTATAGCTAATATCTAACTCTCCTTCCACAGATAAAACATCGTTTTTACGTCGCTTTATTTCCTTTTGATACCATTCTTCATCTTTGAAAGGATGCTGATGCCAATCTAAAGTCATTAACATGTGATTATCTTCAAAAGCATTACGCAAATTACGAGCAAATGAAGTAGGTTTAGCAGTTGAAACAGCTATCTTACAGGGAGTAGAGTCTGTGCAAGCTCTCCAAGATTCTCTTGCAAATTTCCAAGAAAATAATTCATCCATAAATATCGTAGCAAAACGACCACCTCTTCCAAAATCTGGATTTGCTGATTCACCATCTATATATGAATCTCTATTAGGGTTAACAAGCTTCATGTGTAAATCATGCTCAGATTTTCTAAAATTACTTGGTCTGACCCACTTTGGTAAACTATAAAGAGCATACCGAAGTTTTCCAAATAAACTCTGAGGCGACCGATTATCAACTTCGTCTTCCTTACGAGAGCCAATTCTGGCATACCATTTCTCTTGAGACCACCATCTCCATAACATATACCAAAGTACAGTCCAAGTCACCATCATGTCTCGTGTTTTCTCAATCAAAAAATCGTGCTTATTAGGAATATCTGGTTGTTCTGAATAGCGTGGCTCATAAACCACACCAAACATATCTATAAAACAAAAAACATCATCAGAACATTCACTGATGATATTCAAGCGTTCAATAGGATTCGTTTCTGCTATTTGTAATCGTTCCAAACGATGATTCAGTTTTCTCTCAAAGTCAGGACTTAAGAGATATTTCTGTAATAATGATACATCCATCTTTATCTAATAGGATTAGTTTTATATTTATATTTAAGAGGAGACCAATGTTTCCACTTACCATTTTTTAATGCAATAATTGTCATTTCTATTTGGTCATCTATATTATCTCTATGCAAATCATATCTCTGAAATTCTTTTTGAAAAAGTTCCCATGTTGATTGTTTATATTGATATAATCCACAACTTTGTCCCTCGTCACCACAACGAGTGTCTTGCCCTAAACTACTCTCCTTTAATGCCAACCATTTCATCAAAGAAAAATACGGGAAGTTATGTTCTTCACATATAGCATCAATAGCATCCTTAAAATCTTGCACTGTGCGATACTCTTTTGTCTCTAATTGTAAAGGAACGATGGTGGGTGCTTCTGCATCAGATATTTGATAAGATAATGATAAAATTAGTAAAAGGCTAATCGCTAAAGGAAAACTCAACCACCATCTATTCCTTTTGCTCTTAAACATGAAATATGTCTAATAGTTTCTACTCAATGAAAGGTATTTTTATATCCCATCGCACTTTAAGGTAGTTTCTTAACCAAAGTAATATACCACCAAGTGTTAATTCTTTAATCTCTGGTTTTAATCCTACTAACAAAGTAGCAATCGAGAGAACTACTAAAACTTGAATCTGTTTAGTTATTCCCTTGAATAAAGAATATGATGTTTTTGTACTCATGTTCTATTTATATTTAAAATTTTTCGACCACTTTTATAATATTTTACTCTTTTTTAGCAAAGAAATCAAGTTACTTTATCCTTATAATAATTATACATTTCCTCTAACTCCTTTCTTGTAAATTGTTTTGCTTGGCTCTTTTGGCGTAGTTTTTCCTTGAACCACTTTAATCCATTTTCCTCTATCAGTTTAGTATGGAAAACATCATAGTTTCCACCTGAAGATATTGCATTGCATACATTGAGGTCTGCAAATCTCTTCATCAAAGAGTATTGAATTTCCTCTACCACCTAATCCATGCCCACACTGCATCTCTTTAATCGGTTTCACCACTCCACAAGTATAACATTTTACCATACCTCGTTTAGCATATTTTTGGCGAATGTAGAGGCTGAAAACTTTCCATACTTTCTTTTTAAGTTTAGGAATGGTGAGGGTTTTCATAATAATTTCTTTTGTGCAATATCTTTTAACCTTTTGACTCCCTTAATCCACTCTTTTCTAAACGCTTTAATAAACTTTATAACTTCCTGTCTTTGTTCATAATCTGGGACTATTTGTCTAAGTTGTTTTTCCCATTTAGTTGTCTTCATCTTTTTTATCTTTCATTATTTCCCTACCTGCTTCTCTTGCCATCTTCCTGCAAGTGAAGCATAAAAGTTTATGATGAAATGCTCCTTTATGAGAATGGTATTTAAAGAGTTTAATCTGTCGGAGAACTTTTAATGGTAATAATCTTTCACATTCAACACATATACCATATTCTTCATTCTGCCTTGGCATAGTTAATGTTATCTAAATATTTGATTAAGTTTTTTTCTTGTTAAAGGACCGACATATCCTAAAACAGGTTCTATTCCATATTTTGTTTGGAATCTCTTAACTGCTTTTAAAGTCAAACCTCCAAACCAGCCTGTTGGGCTTTGATAAAGTGGGAACATATAGCCATCAGCGTCCTTCTCATAGCCAAGGCATCTCTGTAACATTGCTACATCACTGTTTTTCATACCATAGTGCAAATCTTTCATAAAACGAAATGTTGGCTTTGCTAAATCAGTATTGAATACTTCCAAATTATTCAAATTTTCAAACCATAACCCACATACTATTCTACCTTTTGTAAACCATTCTTCTGTAAGGATATGCCTACCATTTATATAATAATCTTTTCCATGTGAATCTTGAACATAAATCGCCTTTTTGCCTTGATATATAAAATAAGAATCTTGTAATCCTGTTATCATGTGACCATAACGAGGTACAACAGCTTTTACTCGAGGAACTGAACTCCATTCTCCATCCCCAAATAAGATGGTCATTACAATCGGTTCTCCCAATGCTAATATCTGTGCAAAACCATCTATACTTCTTGTCCGATAAAGCCAGAAGTATTTATCCATTCTTAATACTTTAGCCATACTTTGATAAGCAGTAATATAGTCACTTAAATCGCTCATATTAGCATCAGTATCATTTGGACTTGGATATAGTTTTTCAAATACACTTCCTAAATTAACACCGATATTTCCAATGTCATCAGCATACATACCAAATTTTGGTTTGTTCCTCCTGTTTCCATAAATAGGTTTTGCCGAAACCTTGTTAAATACTCCGTCTTCTTGGTAATTTTTAATTGCTAATAATAAAGCAAGAGCTTGAGCGGCACAACTATGAGTATTCCACTGATTATAAACTTCTATATCATCTAACATTTTTATAATTTTTGGTTGAGCTTTCCAATTATTATAATCTTGCCAATTCAAAGGAGTAGCAGTCGCTAAAACTTCCTCTGTTAGATAGTCTTTTTGCTTTTCTGTCTGGAAGAACACCTGAAATATATCTTGGTTTTCTAAATAGATTTAATATCCTCATAGTATTTTATTCCACTCTTTTTTATGTTTAGTAAAGAAATCCCTTAATATAAAGTGCAGAAAATCCTCGCTTATCATATTGAAACTAATCATAGTTTCTATCATATCATCCGTAGCGTCTGAATATCCTTCAAGATAAGCGTCTTCTTTGTCATCGTAAATGTCGTATTTTGATTTTTTCTTTTGTTTTTTCATAGTTATTTATTATTTTATAGCCACCAATTTAATTTTCACAGCCTCAAATCCATCAGGAATTTCACCCCAAACATTATCCAATAAATCTTTCTTAGTGCCAAAAATACCATACCCAT